GCAAAGCTCGCTTCTTCGAGATCTAGCAGCCAGTCGGGGTCAACCATTGCCCACCTTCCGCTTGCCGACGCTCGCCTTTATCGGGACAGTCGGCGACGCTTTCGAGCTGTTCGTCACTGTCGCCGTTCCCGGTCCGTCGACCTTCACTGTCACTTTGATCTCGCCGCCGACGCGTTCAAAGCCACGCTCTGCCTGGGCTCGCGCACTGAGCTTGTCGACGAGCCCCTGAATCGGGGCCGCGCCGCCCGCGCCGCCCGCCATAAAGCCGCCTGGCGTTTGCGCGCCAGCGCTGGCACGTTGCTGCGATCGCTGTCCGAGCGCGCCGCCCTTCGTCGACTTCCCACCGAACCACGCGCGCCCAGCGTCTAGCGCGTTCTTCTCGCGCAGACTGTCGGCGGCGTCGATTGTCGCTGCGCTCCCGAAATTGCGCGCCGCGAACTGGACGTCTTCGCGAAGCGCCGCTTCGTTCACGAAGGCGCCCTTCCGCCCCGTTGCCTTCAGTCGGCGCTTCTCGGCTGGGTCGTCGTTCCCTTTTGCCAAGTTCGAAATCGCGCTCGCGACGTTCGCGACGTTCGTCGCGAGATCGATCGCCAGGCGCGCCGCGTCGCCGAGCACAGTCGCGAATTCGCCGAATGCCTTCCCTGCGTCCGACGCGATCTGCGTCCAGTCGAGATCTGCCAGCTTCTCACCTGGCGCGAGCGCCTGAAGGAAGCCGCTCGCGAAGCCCTTCGCGGCGCCGCGGATCTGCTTTCCTGCGCGCCCGACGGCTTCGGGAACGTTCTCGATCTTGTTCAGCCCGAGCCCTTCTGCGATCCCGCCGCCTAGTTCAGTGACAAGCAATTTGAAGCCCGTCTTCATTTGCTTAATCTTGAACCCTGTCCGCTGTTCGACGTTCGCGAACTTCTTATCGAGCGTTCCCGCGGAGTTTTCGAGCGCGCCGAGCGTTCCCGTCAGATCTTCGAAGCCCGAGCCCGTCAGCGCGATCAAGCCCTTGATCGCTTCCTTCCGCCCGAACAGCTCGGGGATAGTGTCCTTTCCGCCCTTCGCGACGGCGCCCTGAAGGCGTTCCATGAGCGGAACGATCCCGCCCATCTTCTTTATCGCGTCGGCGCCGAACGGGATCTTGTATTTCTTAAACGCCTTTTCCGAAGCCTTCGTCGGCTTCACGACGCCCGCGATGATCGAGCTTAGCTGTGTAAAGGCTTCGCTCGTGTTCAGTCCTGTCTTCGTCAGCGCCGCCATTGGTGCCAATGTCTCGTCGAAGCTCAGCCCCATTTCCCTACTGAAGCTCGCGATCTGTCCAATATTGCTGGCGATCTCGCCGAAGTTCGTCTTGCCGAGCGCTTCGGTGATAAACAATTTGTCGGCGACGTCGACGGCCTCAAGCCCTGAATCCTTAAAAGTGTTCAAAACAGACGTCAACGCGTCCACGGCAATCGCTGGCTCGGTAAAGCCTGCCTGGCTTGCCTTCAACGCGATCGGCAAGAACTTTTGCAGCTCCTTCTTCGTCGTCCTCACGCCGCCAGAAAACGCTTGATAGGCCGCTTCAGCCGTCTCGATCGGATCAGTCCCGAGCGCGATCGACATGTCCCGAAGCGTTTGCTCATACTCGGCAACAGGATCGACGCCATCGCCGATCACGTTGCCGAGTCGCGCGACTTGCAGCTCAAACTTGCCATATTGATCGACGGCAAGCGCCCCGATCGCCGCAGTCGCGCCCGCCGCCTTCGTGAACGTGCTCATGCCACGCGACGTCGCCCGCAGCACCTTGCCCGTACCCGCCCCGACAGTCCCGATCGCGCGGAAGCCGCGATTGATTCCGCGGGTCGCGCGCAGCCCGAGCCGCTCGATCCGCGAAAAGGAATGCCCAGCCTGCCGCTCGGCCTTGCGCAGCGCCTTCTTCCAGGGCACGGACAGCTCGTCGTACCCGACAAGCGCTGCCTTCGCCTTGAAATCTGCGCGCCTTCCCATTTATTTCAGATCCTTAGCAGCCCAGGAAGCGAGTCGGCTAGATCCTCGACGCGCTTATACCACCATGCCAGATCCGGCGCGTCGAGATCTAGCAGCTCGTTCAACCCTGCGCCTGGGAAGACGCGCCCGACGGCAGCGAGCTGCTTTTCCCAACCATCGGGCCATGGCGCAAAAAAGCGTCGACGATCCTGTCGGCGCGCGCAAAGTCGTAGCCGTCCAGCTCTTCCAGATCGGCCATAGGGACGCCCGTCAGCCAGTGGATTAGGCGCATCGTGCCAGCCGCGTCTTCGAGCCCCTCCTTTTGGAGCGTCACAATGTCGCGCGCCTTCGGGCGTCGCATGAAGCGCAAGTTCACGAGCGTCCGCCCGAACGCCTGGATCGGTATTTCGAGCGTGAGCGTGACCAGCGGCTCGCCTTTCGGCAGCCCCGAGTTCGTTTCGGGATTTGACATGTCGAGGTTTGACCTTCGGGGGCGCTTAGGTTCTCGGCGATCGCGTCGCCCGTTACGCGATCACATTTTCGCTAGCTCTATTACTGCTGAAGGGCTCGGGCCGCCGAAGACGAGCGCCGACCCGGCTAAGGCGGCCCGAGCCCTTCAGCAATACGATCTCACAGCTCAGCGCCGTCGGTCCCCTCGAAGCGGATCGGAAAAGTTCCTTCGGCGCCGTCGACGTCGATCTCACCGACCTGATCGGCGTTGAACAGGACGATCTTCTTACCGTTGTACAGGTCCCCCTGCACTGTGATGTTTGTTAGATTGTGAAGGATCGTGACGTTCGTATCAGACTTGTAGAAGCAGGTGCCCTCAATATAGGGCTGCGACGGCTCGCGCTTGTGCCCGGCCGGACCGTTCAAACCCTGCTGCGACGTGCGCTGGAACCGTTGCAGCATGAAAGAGAACGACCCTTCCAACTCCAACGGCTGCCCATCGACGACGAAGCTTAGGACGCCACCAGTTCGATCACTCATTGTTTCCTCCGAAGGTCGAGCGCCAAACTAGGCGGCGGGATACTGAAGGCGGTACTGGTTTACCGCCGCGAAGATCCTGAATTGGTTAACGTAGTCGGGCGGAATGAAGGCGTTCATCCTGTTCGGATTGCTCTCGTCCCGCTCGACGATCAGGTTCTCGGCGAAGGCGTCGGCGTTCTCGACCCATCCGAGTCGCGCCATGGCACTATACTCTGCCAAGATCTCTCCCCTCATGATCGAGGGCGTCACGATTGCCTGTCCCGCGCCAAAGGGCTGCCCGTCGTCGCCGAGCTTCGCGCGCGGAAATTTCGTTGCCACCATGGTCGCGAGCTTGCGATTGAAGCGCCATGTCGTCGCGAGCGTATTCAAGTCGAGCTGCGCGTCGGTCGGGTTTCCGAAGCTGTCGTTCTGCGCTGTCGTGATCATGCGCTCGATCTGGACGGTCGATCCGACCGTGACGAGCGTCGCGACCCCGTCGAATAGCAGCGTGTTCCGCTCGGCCTTCGTGAACGCGCCGCCAGCCGCTGGTGGAAGGACGCCGTTCAGGGCAAGAGTCTGAAGCGGGCGCGCCGGATCAAGGTTCAGGCTGCCGCTGGCGCGAGCGACCGCGGCAGCCGTGACGGCCCAAGGGTTCGACGGCGTCGGGTCGAGGCCGAGAATCGTCAAGTGCGGGCCATTGCGGGTGTTGCCGAGCGTGCCCAAGTTCGCGACCGTGTCGCGCTTCGCAGTGAAGCAGTGGCCATAGATCTGACGGTCATAGGCCCATCGCCCCGTGACGCCATCAAAAACGTCGTCAATCTCGTTCAGGTTCGCCGCGTCGGCGTAGGGAATCCCGACATAGTCGAACGGGAGATCCGCGATCACGTCGGCGAGCCCGCCAACGCCGCTCAGATCGGGATTGGTCGCACCCGTCGCCGAGCTGGCGATCGCGGTCGAGATCCCAGGGACTGCCCCCTCGCCGCCGGCGGTGCCGAGATAGTTCTCGCGAATATCGATCTCCTCCCCCGTCGCGCCCTTGTGACGCGCGGTCAGCGTGACAACGCCGGCCGCCTCGCCCGACGTCATAGACAGGATCGCCCCGTCAGCGATCTCGGCAGCGATCTCGGCATCGACTGCGACGGAGACGGCAGTATGCGCGTCTCCGCTCGTGACGGTCGTCGAGATCAGCTTTCCGCCAATGTACAGCGAATAGACGCCGTCCGCGGTCGCGGTCCCGCTGAAGGTGATCGTAGACGCTGACGCGACGCCCGCGCCATCATCAGCGAAGCCGACGCACCATAGCTCGCCGAAGCTGTCGTTCGCCCGAAAAGCGTCGACCATTTCGTGCAGGATCGATCCGCTTCCGAACAAGGCTTTTGCCTGGCTCGGGCCGAAGACTCGGTGAAGCTCGCCCGCGGCCGCGCTTCCTGCAGTGAGAAGTCCGCCAGCGAGTAGGACGGGATTCACGTCGGCGGCGGGCGAGCCCGCCGCGCTCGGGTCAGTTTCGAGGTAGAACAGCGGCGTTCGCAGTCCCGACGGGATCGAATTGAAGGTGATCGCCATGGCCTAGAGTCCCTCCGTCCTGGAAGGCGCCTTTGCCTTCACCTTTGTCTTCGCGGCCTCGTCGTCGACGAT